GAAACTGGTACCTTTAGCGCTTAAAAATGAGAGAAGCGAAGAAATACAATGGGATTACTTGAGTCTAATCTAGCGACCATTGTTGATTAAAACTCTGACACCCCGCAAAAAAACAGCAACGTTTTCAACTTGCGTGAAACGGCACAGCTCGGAGTCTTCGTCACTTTGAATCACGGCGCGTTTAACCGTAGTCTCAACGCTCAATTTATAGCCGCCGTGAAATATCAAAAACAAATCATATCGCCAACAAAATAATGTTGTTATTTATTCAACATCATACATAAATTGCCATCCAAATCTTGAACATGATCACACCAATTTGAGCGGTTTTTGAGGCGTTTTTAGACTTTCCGTCGTATAATTTTTAGTCAAGAAGCCTCATAGAGCTTCGAACAAAGAAAGCAGCCAACTGGAAGTCTATTTAACGCTCAACACTTGCGTCAGAAAATTTGAAGACACATTGATAAAAATACAAATACTGACCGTAGGACAAACACTTAGACACCATCTGCACTGCAATAACTATAAACAGAGGTGCTTTTATAGTTAGAAGGAACACCAAAACATGGAACGCGATACATTTGGAATTTGCCTGAATAAGGCCATGCTGTCAGAGAATATGTATTCAACGTTTACACACGTCAGAGCTTATGAAAAGAGTGATGCTAGCTCCGCTGATCTTAAGGTGCTGCTGTCATTCCCACAGATGAGTGGCAAAGACTTGCTGAATACAATGCGAGGTTCTCGTCAGCTTGAGTGGAGAGCAGAATTTCACTGCCCTTCCATGAAGTGAAACAGTAGAAAATACGTAATAACGCTGCGCCCAACTAAGCCCCACTTAATTGGGCGCAACATTTCTCCAACAATTCTTTTATCCAATCACTTAACACTTTCTAATGAATACTTTATATTAGAGCTAATACTCTAAAGCAAAGTAGCCACTATGAAACAAACCGGAAAGTTCTGGATTTTGGGCCTTCTCAGCAGCTCGATTTCTCTTGCCTGTCACTCGGCTGACGGCGGCAAAGCAAAAATAACCACTCAGCAAAGCAAAAATAACCATTAATATGCGCGTTTTTAAGTGAGATTTGGCGGGATTTAACGGGATTTGGTGAGACAAAAAGCAGCACCAAAATTTCGGATGCTGCTACAAAACACACTTCTTTGCGTGTTACTTGTGGTTGTTTTTTTCTGCTTGAACCCTAACTGCTTCGTCGTCATCAATTAGAACGGAGCCCTGAGGTATGTCATCGCCATTGCCAGAAGAAACGAGGGTGAAAATCTCAGTGGTGTAGTTATAAACAAGCAGCGGTTCAGTGTGCTGTTCTGGCTCTGCTGTTTTTGTAGCTGAATCAGATTGTAATTCCCATAACTCCCAACTTGTAGCACCGGTGCCATTTTCAAGATTTGCGCCATAACCATAAACATCAATCATAACCTGCGTAGTGCCAGCAGTGCTGTTCCAGAACGTCACTTCTCGCGGTTCGCCTCTAAAAGACCACCAACAACTGTTTGGGTTAGCTGATGATGCATCACCTCCGGAAATGATATTCACTTTAAACCGTCCAGAACAGTGCTCACGAGAGGTTGCTGGGTAGCCCGTTTCTATCGTTCCAACCAATGCTCCTGTGGTGCTATTTTTCCACGGCAGGGAACAAGCGCCACTTGCAACTTTGACCCAATGCAACTGTTCATCAAGTGCTTGTTGTCCTTTTGCATTCACTAAACCTAAGGCATATTCTGAAGCGGCCTTGGCTTTGTCTGTGCCGTCGGTCTTGTGAGAAAGCATCGTGATGCCTTTTTGAGTATCAGTCGCATCTTGAGCTGTCCATTTACTATTTGCAGTATTTTGAGCGTTTTCTGCTTTTGTATTTACAAGTCCGAGAGCGTACTCGCTAGCTCCTGTTATTTGACTCGTTCCGTTGACGAGCTGGGATAGCCACGCAGTGAATGATTGTCGAGTTCGCAACGGTGACATCCAAACACCTTCGCTTATCCCTTCCTCTGCTTGCGCTTGGGTGGCATGTTCGTCGTTGTGCAGATATTGCGGAAATGGATTGTCTTCAGCTTTGAAGTCATCCAGTGCATCTTGAGCTGCATCCGCTTTTGCCATTGCCTCTCCAACAGCCTTTTCTGTCGCAGCTAGCGTTTCGCTCGTGCCATCCGTTTTATTGGACAGTTGAACAACACCAGCACGAATAGTTGATGCTGTGCGCTTAAGCATTTTGAATATAGTCAGGACTTTTGAGTCATCAGTACCAGCCTCAACATCTTCTTCTTTGACGATTTTGGCAATGCCTGCTTCAGTCTCTGTTGCGTAAGGCACAATAGGACTTACTGTCACGTTCACTACATCAGCGTTCTCTAGTTCTGTGATGTTCTCAACTTCTAGCTGAAGGTACTCTGCGCTATCGAGACTTGGAATCAGTGACTCTGGATACGCACCATAAATAATCATATCCCCCTCATCATCATAAATGCCGTATTCGCGCAGCGTTTGCTCTGCTGTCTCAGCCGTGGGGTTGATATATGAAATGACATGAATCAAGTGGCCATCTGTAGACGCATCGTTGAGCGCAACTCGTGAAAATTCGTTAACAAGTGAAGTAAAACTAGCGTCGGGCTCTACGTAAGCACCATTCGAATCACCAATCGCCATTTCGATCAGATTGATGGTTTTCCCAGCGTTGTACGCCGCTTCGATTTTGTTGATACCAAGGTTGGTCACATAAGAAAAGTAATCGTTAGACATCGCTACTTCCGTCCTTTACATAAATATATACATCCTGACCTCGACGGTCATACAGCCAATCGTAGGTATTTAAGTCGTAGTTAAACTCGTCAATCCTGTAGTTGGCACCCGAGCCTGAAAACGGAATTGGCTTACTCGTATGTTCATTGCCGTCGCTATCAATAAATTCAAATGTAACCGCGTCATATCCGCTCCATTTTAAATCCCAATATCCATACGACATCGTTGAAAATACTGCACCGACAGCGTAGTTCTTGTTGTACAGCAGAGAGCCGACCGAGGCGGAGTTTCGTGTTAGCTTTAATGTATCAACATGAATTTTCAGAGAATCCGTATCGGCGAGCTCATGCCACTCACGGGGTTCTAACCCTCCGAATGGAACAGACGAACTAAATCCAACACCTGACGTACTAGTTCCAATTGACATAACAAATGTGATAGCGATAGTTGTGATTTTACAATCAGCTCGACTGACATTATCAAACGTTGATATAGCTGAAATGATTACAGAACCCTCACTGACATAGGAGACTAGGCCATCACTGTCAACAGTGGCGATAGTCGGGTCACTTGATTCATACCGCACGTCTTGTGTTGTTGTACCATCGCTCATGCTCACCGTCGTAAACACTAACATCGTTCCCTCATGCTCGCGAATGGTTGCGCTGGATGGTTCGATAGATATGTCGGAGACGTACAGTGGCACAATGCTTTTTGAAGTCCAGCGTTTGCGAGTTCGAATGACTGGGGCTGCATATGCAGAACCCAAACTAGGATCGTGCTTGATGTTGCCCTTCCAGTGCTGCGAACCTTGCTTGTTGCTTTCAGTGAGAGTGATAAACGTTGCGTAGTCACTTTGAGTTAGACTGCGACTATCACTTGGTACTGCATCGATGCGGAATGTGCCTCGCGTACCTTCGGGGACCATTGCGTACCACGGTACAACGACGGCATCGAATAGAGATAGCTCCAGTGCGTGCTCTACAGCCCATACTGTACCTTTGTACTTACGTAAAATAAGAGCATTTGCTATCGATTCTCTTTGACGTTCTTCGCTCCATTCATCATCCCACGCATCAACTCGAAACCACCAAGCTAGCCAAGGCAAAAACGATGCATCGACGTTGTATACATCCATGATGTCCAAGCGCTTTATTACCGTCCGCAATGAGTTAAATTCTTCGACGGTTAACTCATAGAGCGCTTGCATTCGAATGTCTTTTTTCAGGATTTTTGGCAGCATGATTCACTCCAACGTTTGATGGACAAATGTTATCTATCTTTATTACGCGCGCGCGGCAGCTGCCTTGGTTGTGATGGTTTGCAGATAAGCTTTAAACGTCTTTTAAAAGAGGTTTAAAACATGGCTCAAGAAGCACCAACAACAGAATTAGCGAATGCTGATATGACGGAACAATCGCAAGCAGTTCAAATAACAGATTCCATCATTGGTCAGTGCATCGTTGGGTTCGACGTCTGTCCACTTAAAGCTCCTATCAAATACAACAACAAAGTTTATGACTGCATGATTCGAGAGCGTGAAGCTGTGATTCGAGATCGCATTCACGCAGAGCAATGGTCAATTGGTGAATTTGAGAGTGTTTACATCGATGCTGTTCGCGCCTTCTTTATTGCGGACACTTGCCGATTTGGTGTTTTAGAGATGGAAACGACTCAAGAAAACGACTTCGTTCGAGTTGATGAAGCTGCATTAACTGAAAGCACTCAGCTACCTGTTGACTGCATTGTTGATTCGTTGGCAGTCAAGGACTACGCGAATGTGTCACACATGTTGGGAAAGGTTTAAGCCTGGCTCGAATGAGTAGCGAGATGTTCAACCAGGCGTTTGAGTCGCTATCCAATAAAAACTCCAAGATGAATGTGTCAGTTTCAGAGCTAATGAGCATGAACTGGCATGAAATGTCCTACATGATTGAGAGGTTCAACAATGTCAACAAGAAAACAAAGTAACGGTTATGCTCTAGAGCTTCTTGTTGGCATTCAGGACGAATTTTCGGGCAAGTCAAAAGCCATTGAGCAAGAAACAAAGCGACTTGGTAAGGAGGTTGAAGAGCTTCAAAAAACGACGGGTAATATCACCAAATTCAAGAAAGCTCAAAAAGCACTTGAAGAGTTGCAAGAGCAACAAAAGCAAAATACAAATGCCGTTGAAAAGCACAAAGCTGCGCTTGGCCAACTAGATAAACAAAGCAAAGAGTCCGCTCGGGAATCTAAACGGTTAGGAACGGAGCTCAAAAGTCTCAATAAAACCGTTGGTGACATTGCTGCCTACAAAAAAGCCAAGCAAGCACTTGGTGATTTGGAAAAGCAGCAAGTGCAAAGCAAAGTAGCTGTCGACAAACAGAAGGCAGCTATTGCTGAGCTCAAAAAGGAAATCAAGAAAGGCACGCAAAGTGAAGACATGCTTGAACCTCAACTTCAGGCACTACAAAAACTAGAAAAAGAGCATCGAGACATCACCACCAGCTCTCGCGATTATGAGCGCCAACTACGTAAACTAGGTAAAGCACTCGAACAAGTGGGCGTTGATGTTAATGACTTAAGTAAAGCGGAAAGCAAAACCCTAGCGTCGATCGAAAAACACAACGCCGCACTCAAAAAGCTCAAGAAAGAAGCAAGCGACACTTCGGAGTTTGAACGTCATAGACGCGAACTGGGTAAACTAGAAAAACAAAATAAAGATCTCACATCATCGAGCAATGAGAACGAACGAGAGTTACGACGCATGCGCAGCTCTTTATCAAAAGCTGGCATTGATGTGAACGATTTATCCAGTGAAGAAGCCAAACTGCAAAGCAAAATAGAGAAGACCACCAGCGCCTTAAAAGAGCAGGCTCAAGCGCTCAATAAGTTTGGTGATGCCAGTGCTCAAATGGAAGGTCTAGGTGATAAACTAGGTGTCGTTGGCAGTATCGCTGCTGCAGCTGGTTATACGCTTTTCCGTGGTGACAACATGGAAAAACACATGCGCATGTATGCTGCTCAAACTGGCACAGATATGTCTGAGCTGATGACGGAAGAACAGCGTAAGTTCCGAGCGTCTTTAGTTGCTGATGGTGCTACCAGTGGCGCAATATTTACAGCGCAAGCTCTAGCCAGAACGCAAGGATTTGATGACAAGGACACAATGGCTCTGACTGCTGCCACAGTGCGGCTCAATGAAATTTTCCCTGATTTTGACCCACAAGAGTTAACGAGAGCCATTGGTAATACGGCGAAGGCGTTTGGTGTGAGCATCGATGAAGCCGCTCAGCGTATTGCAGCAATTAGGCAGACAACTGGTGATGACAACCATGACCTCTTAGATACCTTTGCAGAATACGCCCCCTTGCTTGGCGATAAGATTTCATTAGATCAATATTCTGCTGTATTAACCGCAGGTCGTCAGGCTGGTGTATGGAACTATGACAAGCTAGGGGATAGTCTAAAGGAAAGCTTCCAAGCAAGATTTAGTGATCAAGGTGAGTTCAACAAGCTAGTTGGTGATGACAACACGACTGGTGCCATTGAAGCCATTACCGATGGCAAAGAGCGCAAGAACGTTCTGACGGCGGCGTTAAGAATGCGTCACGCGGTAAATACCGGACAAGGCACTGATGAAGCCTATGCCGCATTCATGCAGAGCTTAGTTCCGGTGATGGAAAAAGCGCCAGGTGTGGTTAAGCCCATCCTCGAAGCCGCAGGTGGTACGATATTGAGCGAGGATGTGGGCATCAAAGGCTTGAAAGCCATGATTGAAGCACTCAACAATCCAGACAAATTCCTTCATGATCTCAATCTAAAAGAGCTTGCTCAAAGCACTCGCACTAAATTTGAGCAAGGAACAGATGCCGCACGTTCTGCACAATCAGTGGTTGACGAATCCACAGCTGGCTTAATTGAATCTCAGGATGGCTTATCAAGTGCTATCCAAGACCTTAGCAAGTCTTTTACCGATTTTGTCATTGAGAACCCGTCTGCTGGCACTGCTTCCTCTGCTATCGAAACGGCCGCTTTGGGTGCTGGCACCCTATTATTAGGTCGGAAACTTTATAAACGGCTCATGGGGAAAAGCATTGACGTGGCCGCTGGGGCGGCAGCAGAAAACGCAGCGGATTTAACAAAGGCAAGTCGTTTTAGCAACGTGGGCAAGTTTGCCAGTAAGATACCAGGATTAAAGAGCGTTCCAGTTATAGGTACCGCTATCAATGGTGCAATGATTGCTGGCGATATAGCCACTGGTGACAATCGAGGGCTATGGGAAGATGTTGGTGGCATTGTGGGCAGCGCTATCGGTGGTATTGCAGGAACGCTTGCCCCCGTTCCTGGCGGAATGATTGCTGGCGGTATCGGTGGTGATATGGCTGGCCGAGAAGTTGGTGAGTGGCTTTACGATACGTTTAATAGTGATGAAGAGGTTGAGCGAGTCGAAAAGCTAGTGGACAGTTCGAACGACACTACCATGGTCACAGGACAACCAACGACGCCAATGATTCAAATCGACTTCACCCCTCAAATCACAGTTGAGCCCACAGGCGCTTCCGAAGAGCAAGCTCAGGCACTATCTGACAGCATTGTGACGGCCCTTAGAAACATGACACCAGAGCTTCAACAGCAGCTGCGTGACGCAATGTCAGACATAATGCAATCTAGTGATTACTTGGAGCATTAAAAAAAGCATCGGTTAACGCCGATGCTTTTCTATTACCTCTTATTCTGTGTCAAGCGCTTGTAACTGCTTCAACGTTGTATCAAACGTTTCTTCTTCAAACTCGATGCCGATAAAACGCCGTCCCAGCTTTACACATGCTTTGCCTGTTGAACCGCTTCCCATAAACGCATCAAGTACAACATCACCTTCTCGACTACTTGCTGTAATGACATGCTCAAGCATTGTTGCAGGTTTCTCACATGGATGTTTACCAGGATAATACTGCACAGGTTCAAATTGCCAGACATCGGTATAAGGCACGTCTGCTGTCACTGAGAACGGGCGACGAAGCGCTTCGTATTGAATTTTTAGCTCATCATATTCTTTAACCAAAGTCTGGTAAGTTTCCTGCAGCGATTGGTATTGTGTATGCAGCTCTTGGTGGCTTTTGGTTAGCTCTCCGGCTCTCGCCTTAAATAATGCTTGTAGCTGCTTGTATTGTTGTTCACTTGGCAACTTCCATTGGCTTGCGCTAAACCAATGTGAACACATCTGAGAGTTGGTGGCTTGGTTGATCTCCTTTGCGGTAATGCCGAGTTCTTTGCGTGCATTGGCAAAGTAGTCAATCAGTGGTTTAAACACTTCCTGTTTGAGCGCTTTACATTTAGTGGTATACCCCGAAGAACCTTTAGCAAAACCTTCCGAACCATAATGACCAGCAAATAACACTCGCTCCGTTGAAGGAAAGAACTTGCGAAGGTCAGGTTTATGCATTCGTTTCCACGGCCCTGACGGCTTAGCCCAAATAATGTGGTTAAGCACTTCGAATCGAGAACGCATTAATATTTCGGTATCTGCAGCGAGCGTCGAGCCACAGAACAGGTACAAGCTGCCGTTAGGTTTTAGTACACGCCAAAATTCCACCAGCACTTCATCAAGCCATGCAAGAAAGCTTTCGACGTCTGGCCATTGGTTATCCCATGCATTGGCTTTGATTCGAAAATATGGAGGGTCGGTAAGAATGAGGTCGACAGAGTTGTCATCAAGTGTTTTAAGGTGCTGTAAGCAATCAGCATTAACGAGAGTCAGTTGTTCGTTGCGAAGTGTGTGTTTGTGCATTCTTGTCTCCTTATTTCAAAGAGCCTTGAATACAAAGCAAGCCGCCAGCCCCAAGCGAGACTGGCGGCGTTTCAATGCTTCCTCTCCAGCGTGGCTGGGTCTCAGGTACTCAAGGCATCAAAACACAAAGACACCTTACCATAAGTTAACTGTATTTTTATACAGTTGTCGGTGTAACTGAAGATAACTTGTGCAACAAATCTTCACCTTCAAAAGTCAAAGAAAGAGCACCACCGATAACCCTAATGACTCCAAGCGCCTTTAGTTGTTCAACGACAAACATCATACCAATGGCTGTAGCCTGGTACTGTGAGGGATTGACATAGAACGCCACATCAAAGCAACTATCTTCTCTTGGGTGGCTGTTTTTAACTGTGTTTAAAATGGCTTTAATGAGAGATCGTTGGTTTTCTTTAATATCAAATAGCATGTGAAATAAACCTTTCTGGGTGCTTCTGGATTGCCACGAACCATTACATTCAAGGCCAACACCATCCACTCATTATTGAGGCTAAGCGCCACGATATTGATGCTGAGCAGGTTTGCTTGTATGACACTGGGGCAAAGCTCGCGTTATGAATAAAAAGGGTCATTTTTTATTTTTGGTTTTTTGTTATTTTTGATTTCGTGTTGTAGAATCGTGGCAGGAAGTCCACTTCCCGTAAGCGTAAAAGTGGCATCAACACGAGATAAAATTAAATAATGAACTACTTTTTGGCGATTTCTTGTTCTAGTAATAAAACCGAAACAGATCGCTTCTTTGAGAAGGTGAATGAGTTTTACCCTCTGGGAGACAGCTTTCCTGTATCAAGCACCGTTCAAATCATTAGAGATACAAAGATTAGCATTCCGACAATGATTCATGATCGTATATTTCAGGACGCGACTGATGGTGACCTTGCGGTTTATGGGCGCTTTTTGTTTTGCCGATTAACGAGTAACTATTTTGGTTATCACGGTAGTGATTTATGGAATTGGTTAGACGAGAAGCCGACAAATGAGTAGCTCGACAAATCGAAACAGCGCACATCTTCGCGAAGTCACATCAACGGTTCCAACTAACGATCACACAACTCGTAATCATAAGGAGGGAAATATGAAAAAAGAATTCGTAATCCCTGCACTTTTAGCTGTCGTTATTGGCTTAGGCAGTTGGACTCTAATTAAAATCAACGCCCTAGATTCAGATATGAGTGCAGTCCAAGTTCAACTATCAAATAATGAAAAGTTACTTGATGACCTAAAAAACAACACTGATAAAATCGATGGCAAGTTAGATAAAACTGAAGATAAACTTGATAACAAACTCGACAAGGTGGACGGAAAGGTTGACCAAATGCGCATTGAATCACTAAAAGCTCTCAATGACATCAAATTAGAATTAGCTAAGTCTGCCAATGACTCAAAATAACAAACAAAAGGGCCAGCAAATCGCTGGCCCTTTTAGTAGGTAAGGGACAAGAAGAGCTGCGTTTAAAGTTATGAATTTGAAACGAGAGTTAGTTTATATCGGCACTGACCTGCTGTTGACGTTAGGCAACCTTCGTATAGAGCTGAATCATTAGTTCCGGTAGGTGTCGCTTCTATTTTGATAGCTCCTCCATTGTTGTAGAGAGAGAACATCTCAGAAGCAATAGTTGTTCCTGGTGTTACAGTCAAATATCCCTCGTACTTAACTGATATGGATTCAACTATTATACTCCCTGCTGGATATTTATGTACTTCGCGTTTAGGCGTTACTGCTATTAGCTCAAGTAGAAAATCATCTGACGTTCTTTTATCGTTGATTTTTACAATGTGAGTTTGTGGCTCTATTATCATGAGTATTACCTTTAATTAAAATCATTCATGACTTTACCTAAGCATTGTTAGCGGAGCGTCAGGTTATTTCTGAATCATATAATTAAGTGACATGCAGGCACATACTACACCTTGTAGTATGTACTCACGTGTCACCCTGAGTGGTATTTCAAACAATAAAAAGGGCCAGCAAATTGCCAGCCCTTGGTTTTATTTTTTATCTTTCGGTTCCTTCTTTTGTTTATTGACCATGCTGGCATCATGCACAAAATCCAGCACAGTCCCAGAGAACCATTCCGCCAGATAGGCTCCAGCCTCATCATCGTTCACGTTCGTGTGAATGCCCACCATTTGACTGAGCATCATTGCCGCATGAAAAGACTCGTGACATAGATGGGGAATGGCTACAGTATAATTCTTATCATGAGGCAGCCACATGATGATTGTGTTATCACGGCGCGTTACAAAAGCGCTGTAATCGTCATAGACATCATCATCGTTAGGCTTGATGTCGAACTCCTTTTCGAGTGCCTCAATGGAATGAGACCAGGCAAACTTCACATGATAAAGCGGTACGCGCGCCGTGTAGATTTTGTCTTTCACTACTTACTCTCCAACTGGATAAACTCTGTCTGCAGCTTTGCAAGCTCGCTGTTGGTTAAGTATTTCACGGTATAGACCTCCGCTTTATCAAATGCCGCCATGAGCATTACCGCAGTGCGCTTATCATCGAGTGCAACCAGATACTGCAGCGTTGGCAACCACTCGCCACCATCAAGCTCATCAAACCCAAACAGGATGCCATCGACATCATCGAGATTTGTGCCGGCTAATTTTTCTTTAAACGGATTGAGCTCTGGCGTTTCTTGGATTGCCTTGTCGAGAACGGCAGTGGACACTCTGCTTTTTGCGGCTTGATTGATCTGCTCTTGGATAACGGATTTACTTTGCTCATATGAGTAGCTCAGCACTTTGTTGGTAAGACCGTACTCTTGAGCACTGGTAGCCAAGGACTCTGGTAAGGCTTGCATCGATACAAGGGGCGAACTTCTAAACTGATGCTCTTTAGAAAACGTGTCGTTTTCGTGCATCGAATCAATGGTGATTTTGGTGTATTGCGACTTCTTGCTTGATGGCAGTTTGTCGTATTGCTCCCTGGTCAGCACCGATACCGTACCTCGGCACTTATGATGGTTTGGTGGATAGAACTCAATCCAAAACTTATCGTTCTTTGGTTTGACCACGCCGTCCAACTCTCTGCAGAGTTTGGTGGTGCCATCATCCATCACCGATGTGTAGACTAGGAATTCGACCAAATCATTGTCTGCAATCTGCGTCCATCGACCTGCGTTGTAGGCGGTCATCATGTTGTTGCGATAATGCAGTTCCAACCAGTATGGGTTCGCCTGTGCAATACCGATTTGTTCAAGATATGCATCCAAGTTGCGAAGCACTCTGAACGGCTTTGACCTTCGTTTAATGCGTCTTCATAAAGCTTCTTCACTCGATTGACAGCATCAAGGCTCGATACATTGGCAATGGTAAAGGCGCGCAGCTTCATAGACGCTTCGGTCTGGCGATAGGTTTTGCTGTCTGCAGGTATCATTGATGACAGTGCATCAATGGCTTCTTGAAATGGTACGGGGTCAACAGCCAAGATAATGGGGGCGTTGGCCAATTCGATATTGGCATCGATTTGTTTGATGATATGCACTTGACCTAGCAGCCAACTTACCATCATCGAGTTGGTGTAGGTTGCTGTGTATGCGCTCATGAACGCATCGATGTCGACATTACCACTTTTGATAGCATGAGTGATTGCACTGGACAATTTATTGGCCGTAAAAGAAAGCGCCTCATTTTCGAGGCGCTCCATTTTGGTCAGGTTATCTTTTTCAGCGCGCTCCACGTCTGTTAGAACAGCCATAGATGTTTCGCCTCCGTTGGGTCCGATAATTGAATGGTGCCATCTTCATCAGTGACAGCAGACTTGAGAAGCGCTTTAAACTTCTTATCGTCTACTCGCATGCGTATACGGCCATTCATGTTATTCGCCTGGAATATCCATTTGAATAACGTTTGATTGAGCGCTTTGAACACCATCTTTGCATCCGCCTTGGCATAGAAAAACGCATTCTGCTGGTGCGTTTCCCCCATCGAGCGAGAGCCATACTTCTGATTACCCGATGACAGGGTTTGCCCTGTAAGTCGAATAGTGATCTTGTTATCGATGTATTTAATCGCATTCCAAGATTTCATCAACCTTTCCTTGTGGGTTGAGCACTTCAATACTGGAGACACCACTGACGGCAGCGACATCGCCGTTCTGAAGTGGAGCCAATGCATCTGCTACGGTTTGCAATGAGGTCTCATTATTACTTTCGGTTAACGCACTACATTAGGGATGGCATACTTCTCAACCAAGGCGCTCCAGGTTAGCCCAGTTAACCCACTTGGTTTGCCAAATTGGCCAGAGCGGTTCCAAGATAGAATGCCCATAGGGTTTGTCGCTGGTACGCTCACGAGTAACCGGAATGATGCGACCTGTAGGCACTGGTTGGATTTCGCCATAGGTGTTTCGATACGCGACACCGCCATCGCGCAGAATATAAAAGCTGTCAGGCCGCTTGGCTTCGGACTCCACCGGAATGGCATTTGCGCCGTCTTGTTCCCATTTTATTTCGACGGGGCGATATCCAAACTCAGCAGCGGTCAGCATACGCAGCATCAAATCTTCTATATCTAACTCACCAAGAATGGCTTTTGCGTTAGCAATGTCGGTTTGTGAGCCTTCGATAATGAACGGAATTTGAGAAGCGAACGCATGGCGCATGTCCACGTCCGAGCTAATTTGTCATCGAGCATCATGGCTCGAATCGCACCAAAGTAATAGTTGGTGACATTGACAGACTCAGAGCCAATCTCTGTCGGTTGGGGATAGAAGTCTTCAATGACGCCAGAAGGCAAACCTGCGACCAGGTTTGTGAACAATGTTAGATTTTTCTTTTGCTACTGCGGCTCCGACGTAGGTGGATGTGCCAGTGTCATCTTGTTAATGCCAAGATGGAATCGATGAGCGCGTATGCCAGCTCTTCAGGGTCTTCAAGATGAAGAAGTGATGCGCACCTAATTTATAGATGGCCATTTGCACCATGGCAGCAGACAGCACCTCTTTATCAGAGGCATTAAACGCTCGGTTGATGTTGCCTGTTTTGGCTAGATAGCCGTACACCACACAGCCGCGCTGTTACAAGAGTCGGTGATGTGTGTCCATCACCGTAGACGAGGCTGTCATAAATTTGATTATCGAGGGCGCGGTTGAACGCCCTTGGTGTTACTAGACTTTTTAGTTGTCTAGTGTCATCGTTATGCACCGCCACCCATTGCATCGTTACACCAACAAATCGCCGCCACCACCGGAACCGGAACGGGTTTTGAGTGACCGATAATTTCTGCGCCATTTGGGTTTTCTGACTTAAGCGGTTTTGAGAAGAACGGCAGTGCTTTCAAACCTGCATCGAGATCATCAATCGCCAGGTAGTAGAAATCGTGTCCAGCATCAGGTCAATCATACACAGTGCTTCAGCGTCGATTTTATCCACCATGGTTTTTGCACCACCCACATAGGTGTGATACTTACCAGACATACGCTGAATTTTGTAACCGCCGATAGTGATTTCATTTTCCGCGATTTCAATGCTGATGTTGCGAGTATTCGTACCTGAAGCGATGTCCATGATGCGCGCGTAAACATCGCGACCTGCGTAGGTTAACAGCTTGCTGCCATAGCCGTTGTCTTCAATTTTTTCGGCCATGCTTTGAAGCAGTTTAAACAGTTGACTAATGGTGGTATCTGTCGATGATACGTCGATGGTGCCAGCCGCGCTGTACTCTTCGGTAAGGCCGTAGTCGTAGACTTCCAGTTCAATCTCGCCACCTTCAGCTTTCATTGGATATTCCACTTTGCCTGAAAGCGCCATGGCACACATCGCCTCAATACCCTTGTAAACGCGGCGTAGCATGTTGGCATTTTTCGAATCAAACCATTGTTTTGTGGCTTTCATCCCTAATGCTTTTAAGTTGTTCAGCTCAGCAGCGGTGGCAAAGTGCGACATAACAAAACCTTGTGGTTCGATAGCCTTTACGGTTGTACCTTCCGATTTCAAGACAAGGGCAGCAGTACCACGACGAACCACAGGCACGTTTGTGGTGGTGTCTTTGATTTCAGAATATGGCAGCGACACGTCATGCCATAGCTGAGCAGGACCAAACACCGTATTGCGAACTGGCATCGGTACGGGTTTTAATTTCTTTTGTTTGTTTAGGAACTCACCCCAAACATCCAGCTTCGTATAGCTGCGGAACAGGTCGATAATATCCATGACTTCTCTCTTTCTTAAAACAGTGTTCAATGCGCCTTAAATACGGTTTTAAGGCGCGTTTAATTTTGGTTACTTGATGCTGACAACCACGTCATCAGAGTCATCACCGATGTGCAGTTTCAGCACGGCGTCACCAGCTGCTTTGGGTAAAATCGCTCCCGTTTGCGCATCCACTTCAAACACATCAGTATCTGAGCTTTCAAACTCAAACTCTTCGCTTTCTGGGTTCGCAAAAGCAATAGGCAGTTCAACGACGGTACCGATGAACGCGTTCTTGCCTAGCTCCAGTTCGATATCAAAATCTGGTGTAGGGCGAAGGAATCCACGCGCTTTTGAGCCTTCTGGCGCTTCTTCGATGTCACCCGGCAGTTCTTTTTCTTGCAATGTCAGCGTGATGGTCATGTCGGATTTCAGACCAGGAACATTACCCGAGGACTGCATTTGAAAAAGAGATCTACGGACTATGAAAAAAGCACTGATTTTATTCACCCTTGCATTGGCAATGCTAAACCTCACTGGCTGCGCAACTGCCATCACCAGTTACAACGTGAGCTACGGTGACGACACTTGTCCACTCAAAGTGGAAGCCGATACCTCAGTGGGTGTATCGGTTCGTATCAATGACAACGCAACCCACTGCGAACAACCTAAAGATAATGGAGACTAACTATGAAAAAAATGGCCATCGTTCTATGCATGTGCCTCGGCGGCTGCACCAACATCCTCACGTACATTAAAACAGACAACCGCAGTCACAACTCAGGATGCAATGCGGCAGTGACGGTGGTGATGGTGTGAAACTCGGCGTGCCATGCGAGAACACCACGAAAAAATAACAGGCACAAAAAAAGGCGCTTTAAAGATAATTTAAAGCGCCTTTTTATTGTTTTAAAACAGAGCGAGTTGCTCATTTCTTCTTCTCCGCTTCGCGACCCAAGTCCTCCACAAAGACAAACCAGGTATTCAATCGAAAGGCAAAGAAGCTTAGGTCTCGGATTAATCCCATTACCTTTGTTGAGCCGACGTTGAGCACGTCAGTCATCTTCGCAACAGATATCTCTTTGTTCGCTTGCATAGTAATTACTTCCTTTTCCAAAAATACGCCGCCAGTTCTTTCGGTGTGTACCAGCTGCGCGGAAAGCCTAGGTCACTTTAATAATGGATTCATCGAAAGGGGAAAGTTGCAGACGCTCAAACAGCTCATGCGCTGCACGGCTTTAGTTGGCCACATGCGCTCTAACAGCATTTCAAGATCATGTTGAGAACGAACTTCCAATACTCGATATCGAGAGGAAAAATAATTAGCCATTGCGACCTCCTAACCAGCGCTCTAAACCGAGAATGACTTCACTAATTTTAGTACGGGTGAGCCAGCGCGTTTTCTTTACACCTGCAGTTCGCTCAACGAACGCATCAAGCCGAGCATCATTCAAGCCGTCCCAGCCTTTATCTTTTGCTAAAGCTGCAAGCTTTGCCCATTGTGCATTGGTTGACGGTTACCTTCACCTTGACCACCAGGTTGCTTGCTAAACGTAAGATAACCTTCAGAACGTAGGTTCTTCACTAGGTCAACCAACTCTTCGTCGGTCATGTCTTTGCAAGACGTCTTACCTACAGTGATGCCGAGATAGTTACGATATTCGTCATCATCACAAAAGCCCATGCGGTCTTTTAATAGCGCCTGCACACCTTTATGGATCATGCCGTAGTACTTGTTTCGATTTATGTCCACCATGCTTCTCTCATCAATTGTCAATTGATAACTCTTATTATTGTAGGGGCGGACAGGTTTGCGATTGCAAATGTTTTGTGCAAAAAAAAGCCTCACATTTGGTGAGGCTTAATTTAGTTGGGATGCTATTTATATTCCAGAACCTTCATTCTCGGCTTCTTTTGCAGCGTCAGAGTAGCCGCTCGTATCAAACGTTGCTTTAAAGTCACCTTGCTTGTAGATAACTTTTGCTCTACCGAGAAATTCTTTTTTACATACTCAATCCCTTTATCAGTGGCAGGGAAATCCATTCTAATCCCCTCCATCATACACTGACCGTAATGCTTAACCATGACGCCATTCACTTCCAATGATGGTACGGGCATTGGCTGAGAGCTAAAACCCTTGCACTCATCATTTATAGCTTGTATCCCAATGTTAACTTGTCCATTCAAATTCTGAAATGTTCTAGCAACTACTAACGAACCGTACTCAATTGAAGGCGATCTCTGATTCTCAAATCCAGATGCATATACCGATGAAGATAATGCAATCATCGATACCAAAATGCAGGTTTTTTTAAACATTAATTTACTCCTTAATCAGTTAACAGATTGGTATTCAATCACTCTCTCTTTATAACCACAATATCAATAATGATTTAATGACCATTACTTAACAAAAAGCCCCGCACTAGGCGAGGCTCATATCGAACAGAGATATTATGTAGCAAACTATTTAGTTACGTTTGTTAAAATTTCACGAACCATTGAGAGCAGCATCGCTAGCTCGTCACCGCGAACATCATGAAGATCTTCTTTGCTTCCCACTAATGACTCAACGACACTTAGTATCATTTCCGCTTGCTCAATAGCTTGTGCTGGTGTTTGAGGTTTTAGCATGACACACCTCCTTTTAGTACATCACGCACCTTAGAATCGGAGCGTCCTGTTAAACGGGCAATATCCGCAATCGCATAACCTTTATCTCTCAAGTAAACAATTCGCTGCTCTTCTTCAAAGTTAACTTTGCGTCCACGCGCAAGCATCTCGTGATAAGCAATTCGCACTTCAAGAAGTTCTATGTATTTATCTTTTTCGATCAACATTTGGTCTAATGGAATATCAGGAAGGAGCGGCTGCTGGTGGGAATCTATGAATGCTTGGTTGACTTGGAGTTGGAACTTAGGGCTAATCCAACCTGCGTAGCTGATGGCGAGAAGTTCATGTGCATATGTACCACCGTTCCTGCCTTCCGTTTGCGTTATTGGCAAACTGTGCAGATCTGCACAGTTTGATGCATCTAGTTCATTGACTAATTCTTGTGTTGATTTAAGACGCAACCATTGCGATGGGCGCTTTGCGTCACCGGAATTGCTTAGTTGGTATAGCTCGTTCAGGCTAACTCGACCTTCATGATCAAGTTGAATTGAGCGATTAGATATGATTATTTGATTTGGCATAACTGCCTCCACGTAGATGATTAATCACCACACTCAGAGGCTAAGCTAAGGGTGGTGAACTGGACAGGATTAGCCTTACCGTTACGTGGAACGGCGCACCGAAGTGCTCCCATCCAGCCCACCATAATTTTTTACAGGTGCGCTAAATTACGCAATAAAAAACCAGCACAAAGCTGGCGTTATCACGCCACGTAAATTCGAGAGGCTAATCCCGACACTGGATTTTGCCAGTGCCGTATTAAGGTATTTTTTTAGTTTTGGTTTGTCAAGCATGTAATTAGACCTCTTCCATCATGTCTTCGTAATCAGCTCGCACACTAGACCCTTGCTGATTCATTACAAATTTAAGCGCTTCGATATACGCTTCGGTTGGAGTCACATCCTCCAAGAATGGACTCAGTCCATTTGCCATTAGCGCTTCAGCCATCTCGACCTCACGCTCTAGGTCAGAGCGTGAGTGGACTGAAACGAACGGGCGTTCAAGTCCTGTCATAGAGCGTGTTCCTTTTTGTATTGGTTGAACTTAACCAGGTGATCGCCACGGCAGCACTTCTTGTACTTCTTACCACTTCCGCAAATACAAGGGCGATTACGGTTCGCTGGCTTTAGTGCTTGCTCGATGATGTGGATGATCTCATCGTCTGTGTACACTTCACTTTGCATGCTCTCAGATTCAATCGCTTTAAGGTTTGCCGCTTTTAATTCATGAGCTTGTGATTCGTTCATGCCATTGCTCCTAATTCAATTGGGTTTGATTCAATAAAGACCAGCGCTTGCTTTACGTTATCAAGATGTTGAGCCTTAACGAACTCACGAGATTTAATAGCCGCTTGAATGCGGCGCTCGATACTCTTTATCGATGCATCACTAGACCAAGGCCAACATTGAACTGGACGGCGCCATACACGACGAATCCAATGACCATTTGGCCGCCACTTGTCACTAACGCGAACAGTACGAATTAACGAGATGAGATAATCCACATGTTCTTCGACGCTTTTTTCGATTTGCGCCACTGGCACCATTGCGGCTGTTTGTTGTAGTGCTTGCGACTGAAGGTGCGAACGAGCTTCTTGTGCTGTGTCATTGATAGACTCCATCTCTTCTTTAAACATTGAACCGAATCGTGTTAATTGTTTTGCAGTACCTTTTGGTCCATCAACGATGAATCCACCATTAACCAATATCCAGTACGCAGTGTGACCCGTCCAATAACCTGCAAGTTGATCTTTTAAGTTCTTATACAACTGCGCTCGCATCTTATCGATGGGCGCCGTCCGAAGGTCAGAAGTCCAGTTGTTAGAGAACAAATCATGAATCACCTGGTCGATTTGAGACACCGCAACCTTAGGCATTGGCTGAAATTGACCAGGTTGTTTAATCATTCTTAGAATTTCAGCTTCAGTCAGCGACTGAGCTTGCGTCATTAACTTGACTGAGTAGAGTTCATTTGGTTGAGCAGATTCAAAGTGCTCACGAATTACTTTGATTGCACCGTAGTGATTTTGAAGTAGCTCTTCTGTCACGGCATCCAGGCGAATGGCTTTCAGCGAATGTTCAAGAATATTCAGCGTTTCAACAAGCAATTGCTCTTGCGTTCTGAGCTGCGCAGAGACGTTATTCAAAGCCGCGTCTACTTCGGCACGATTAGCCCCAAGACCACAGCAGGGCGCTATAGCTGCACGTAGTTGTTTTATAGACATAGTTCGATACCTTCTAGCTTTTTGAATTGACGCACCACTGATGATGCTTTGTTGAAATAAGGCCAGCGAAATTGGCGCTTGCCGTGCAAATCTGGATAACGCTTTTTCGCTTCACGCTTGCCCCAAATTTTCTCGACACTTGCGATGAATTTCTTGTCGTAGCGAGCTTTAGTTTTCAGCATCCACACATCATCAATAACAGCAGGTCGCTCTTTGAGTTTATTGACGTCACCAGTCTCGCCGAAGTTAAGAGAAATCCACGCGCCTTTGATTCTGTCATCGATATAAACAGCAAGCTTGCTTGATGATTCGCTTTGATGCTCACGAACTACCGATATTTTGTGGCCCTTATATTTGAACGAAACGTTAGCAAGGAAACCTTCAAGCTGGCTTTGAATATCTGCCCAATCAGATGCAGAGAGAGGGTGAGACTTATCCTTCATAGATACCTCGCATGTTTTCATACACACCATCACGTCGTCCTGAGCGCCAGAAACGCATCGCCATTCGACGCAAATTAGACGGCATCCTCGGGAAAGGATTTTTCACTTGTTTGGTTGTTAAAGGCTGGACAACAGAAAAGTAACCAGCATTATCGAACTCATCAGCCATATAGGATTTGATGTATTGCTTAGCATTACATTGTGGACATGGGATATTGCCACCATGATCGAGATATAAATTACCAGCGTCATCAATACCGCCACTATCTAAGTCCCACAGGTATCCATCACGACAACAAGCATCTTCGTACCACGCCCCAAAGTGACTACCTTGATAGTCACAACCGAGGTTATTTTGTCTCGCCATTTTTAATTCCTTAAATCCGGTTTAAATAATGTTTTAACGATGTTTGAAGCGAGCGAAACCAAAGCAGGGAAGCTCTAGAGCTCTGCTCGCTGTATTTAATTTGTTATTTACTGAGTGGGTTTATTTACTCTTTGCGAGTAATTTGTTTGCGCGTCGAACCATGGTGCGAAGCATGGCAATGCGAGTCATGTGACAATTTTGAATTCCAGCCCTTGGTTCAGGGAGCTGACTCAATGCCTGCTCAGCTAACTCTTTTACTCGTTCCGGATTGCTAAGTAACATGCAATCTAGCGTTACTCTAGCGTCTGCAACGCTAGTATTAATTAAACTATCTGCTGTTGTAGTCATGATGCTGCCCCTATAGATTTAGCCTTGCGAACCATCAAATCACGCATCGCTGGTGGCGTGCCCTTAATCGTTAACGTGTCAGTTTCTACATCGTAGAACACGCGCTCGTTCAACAGCTGCGCATCGAACGACATCGAGACGCCACCGCCGTTACCTGCAATTTTCACAAGACGGCGTAGTGAACCACGGTCTCCTCGGAACTCTTCATCCAAGTCGTAACCTTGCTCTTTAACGTAATCAGCAAATTTTTGCTCAAACCCATCACTGATGCTTTCTGACAACTCTTTAATTGAGATATCTTCTTTCAATTTGATTTGACCATCGCAGTATGCATACGCTGTGCGCTCTAGCATCGAGCGATTTTCATCACCAGTGTTTGATTCAGTAAAGTAATCCTCAAGGGCTTGCGCCAACACCGTGCTGTGCACCTTAGCTTCGGTAGCGACATCGATACCAAGAAAGTCGATAAAGAAGTCATTCATGCGACGCTTGTTGCCTATACGCATGAATGAAACGTAACGAGCCTCTTCACCAACATCCGTTTCCATGAAACCATTGATATCGATGCGCGCGGCAATGGTCATGTGAGTTGCGTCAAGATAATCCACATCGGCCAGTTTCAATTCAGAGCTAGCCGTCAGCGAGTGCACTTTAGGCACTAAACCAATCATGAGATAGCGAGCGCCAAGAAGCTCATACTCAGCAAAGACCAATACACCCGAATCGACGAATGGATATCTCGTTAATTCTTCATGAAGCTTTTCAGCCAGCTTTGTTGAGATAGCCAGGAACGACGCATCACCTTTCACCAAATGGTCAACGGCATAACAAGCGACATCAGAGTCAGCAAACTCATCATCAAAGTAACCAAAGCCATTGCTTGATTTGCTAGTGAACGTAGTGTTCATTTGCTGAACCAGCAACTCCGAACTCAAACCGCAAGGCGCTTTGCCACTATTTAAATGCAGTTGCAACTCTTCACCGTCTTCATTGCGTAATTCGTGTAAAACAACATTCTTAACTGTAAATGTCATAGTCATCATCTCTTCGTTAAATTAAAGGGCCGCAAAATCTAGCGGAATGTTTTGGAACTTGCCGTACTCGTCTTTCTCACGGAACCGGATGTATTGCTTAGTTGATGCAATGCTGATTGAGTCTGCAATTGCTGCCATCGCCTCAATCCACAATGGGTGGTCAATGTTGTACTGGCGCAAATCAAGGATGCGACGTTTGTTCAGCTTACCTTGCTTGTCCACTTCAAATACGTCATTTACAAAGACTTTAAGCTCGTCGTTCGCGCCTTCAGTTAAGCCGCGTAGATATTCATCAATAAGCTGTTTAGCGATTTGAAGCTCTGGACCAAACGTGATGTTGTCATGCATGGCTACAATCACTTGTCGACGACCATCGTAGCTAGTGAAGGTCACGTTACCCTTACGACCGCCACGTTCAACGCTGTACTTCTCGCCAAGCAGATCAAGAAAGGCGGCACACTCACCAAACGCGAGCTCTTTGAGCGTTCTGAGTTGCGCTTGCTGCTCTTTTGCTTTGGCAATTAACGCATTCACAAAGTCGTCTTGTTCGATTTTGTAAGGGTCGATAATGCGCTCAGGAACTGGATTACCATCTTTGTTTAAACGCATGCCTTTAGGAGCTTTTTGAGGCATGGCTGTGCTCATCCTCAATTCGCAATCAAAATGAGGGTTGAACTCAAGAAAAGCAGGCGATTGATTTGGAAGGATATCAACCTTAACCTCATACTTAGGAGATATTGAAGATGCATTGTCATGTACAGTATTCAGAGATACCACCGCTTGAGCTACTGAGTAACGAAGCGCGCACATATGCTTATCTGCACTTGAACATGCGAAGTCAGACGCCTCCTTCCAATGAACTAACGCAGATTCATAATCTCCAAAATTTTCTGCCATAATCGCCGCCGATAGGCGTGTACAAAAGGACTCACACTTACCACTGATAGGTGGATGGATTTGTTGTTTTTGATTAGTCATGCTGCAATCTCCTCATGATTACGTGTTTCACAAAAATCGATACGAGCAGTTACCCATTTCAATTCAGTTTCATTTGGAGCGTAGATAGCAGCTGTTTTCCAATGGCATGCTGCCGCTTGATAATCCCCTTTGCGCTCCGCTTCTGCTGCGTCAGTTGCATGCGTGCGGTACTTGTTACGACTTGTTGTTGTTGCCATGTGCCAATGCTCCTATTAGTTACCAAAAATAAATACAGCGATAATGAGACCGACAAAAATGCCCGCGAGAAAAGCAGCTCTAGCGCGATAGTCCGATGCAGAGGTCATCGCTTCTTCGTATTCTGCCGATTCTATTGGGAAAGCTTTGCGATTGGCTTCTTTCCCCCAAAGATATTCAACAGTGCTGTGCATCCATTTAACTAGCTCTTTCTCAAGGACAGCTTTTTCTTCTAACTTTGCGACTCTTTGTTCAATGGAATCAGTCATGAGCTAACTCCCAAACTATCAAGCTATGCCCGATTCGAAGCGCTTTCATGAGTGTTCCAATACCATCCTTGACTTGATAAATATCAAACGGCTTCTGGTCACCAATCTCAGCACGTACCGCTTCTTTATCAAGTGACAATGGACGTTCACAAACCAAGATTTCAGAACGACCCATTTGCTTGCGTTGTTCAACCCAAGAGCCTCCAAGAACCACCACTTGCTCTGCTAAAGACATAATTTGTTACCTCGTACAATTCGTTCATAAGCACCAGTTGGAAGACCAAACGGAAGACGCAATACAGTAGTGAACATCTTATCTCGTGCCGCGCGCCACGCATCGACATCAGAAAGTGTTGGGCTTAGGCTTTTGCCCTTGCGGCATTGATTACAATGACCATCGACAAGCACTCGAGCCTCAACAGAACTCTTGCAGCCCTTGCATTTACCAACACTCTCCACGTCCCCTTTGTATTTGTAGAAGTAAGGGCGACCTGGTTCTTTTTTAGTAATCAACCCATCAATTGATACCAAGTGCATGAGAGAGCGAGTCATACCTTTAGGACTAGCTTTCGACCCGACCGATTTTGTAATTTCACGCTCAGCGAACCAAGTGTCTGGATTCGCTTTCATGTGAGCCATCACTTTTTCAACTTCCAACATGCTAACCTCTCAAGTTCTCTGCTAGTTTCAGGTGGGCGCGTTTGACGTGTTCAACATTAAGCGGCTCACCTGATGACAACGCTCTCGATGATGCAAGTTTTAGGATGTTATCGAGACTGCGAAGTTGACCTTCTGTTTGCGGAGTGATGCGCTGTGCGTAGCGAAGAATCTCAGCATCTGTTACGCCCCAAGCGCGCACAAACATATCAATGTCGTCAGGAACTGGATGCTTAATCATTGCTGGGCTAATCACGCGTGACCAAAACGCTTTCATGTTCACTTTTGAACGTGTCGCCGTCATGCGAGTACGGACCACATCGTTACCAAGCAGCATGCCGCCAGCTTTACCTTCGAGCAGGATACGAATGCCGTTTAGCGTATCGTCGCTGAGGTATTGCGCCTCGTCGATAATCACAAGGCCGTTACGACCTACAAGCTCTTTAGCGACCGCCTTGGTTTGAGTAGCAATCGTGCGACATCCACGAACACCTAGCTGCTCAGCCAGCTCGCCAATCACATAGGCTGATGTTTTACAAAACGGTGAAGCGGTCACAATCCACACGTTGTTGTGTGTACGTTGGTACTCTTCAGCCGCTTTCGTTTTACCAACGCCAGCGCCTTCATACACCATGCTCCAAGACGACAGGTTCTGCGCAATCGACATCAGGTTCATAATGTGCTTAGCAGTTGGCAGCTCTAAGAATGCAGGGGAAGCAAGTGTGCTTCTTGTTTCCTGCTGGTGGTCTCGATTGTTAAGCCACATTTCAAGTTTCTTGAGATAACTCTGCTCATCACCAGCGCAAGTGCCGTGTTTTAACAACGCACTGAGTGAGCCTTCGTTAACCCCTGATTCGCGAGCAATCGCTCGTTGTGTCAGACCGTGCTCAAGTCGAGCCAGCTTGACACGCTCAATTACATCATTCATTCTTTACTCCGTATTCTTTCCAAATTGCTGTTGTATTACTCGGGTCATATCATCATTGAAGTAATCATCATCAGCATCCCAAGACGCGTCATGACCAACGGCGCGTTTTGTTTTTTCTCCCATATCGAAATCACTAAAGTCATCAAGTGTTCTCGGCATGCTTGGCACCATCTTCGTAATGCCCGGTACTGGACCTCCGATATCGGTTTTCTCGTGTTCTTTTGGTGCGTAAGCTTCAACGAGGTCATCAACGGTTTTGGTGATCATGACTGAAGCGATATTTTCAACGCGCTCCACTTCACTATCTTCCATCAAGCGCTTATGTCGTGGTGCGCTCAAGTCATTAACTGCCACATCACCATAAAGCGGAATTTTCCCGATAAAACGCCCATCTTCTGAGTAAGCCAGTACGTACTGAGTTAAGTCGTAGGGATTGAATCGCAACATGACCTTTGAACCTACGTACTCAAAAAGAAGAGGCGAACGGTAGCGGTTCGTTTCATGGTTGGAGTAATCGCCAGCGTTGAGTTCAACCAAGCCGCCTTCGTAAACCTTTGCGCCCTTACGAGTTCGCAGCAAACATAGCGCTAACTGCTCTTGTGTTGGTTTAGGTATTTCTGATTGCTCGTAACTCTCTTTAAACACTTGCGCGTAACTCAGCTTCCGGCTTTTTGCCATCTCAGTGCGACGACCTTCTTCATGATTCCAACGGTGAATCCATGCGTCGAGATGCTCTAGAAATACGTCGTAATCCACGGCGTTGTTCTCGTTGTAGTTCGCTGGCTTGTCGTCAATGTTTGCGCCCGTGTATGCTTTGTCGAAAACAGGCTCACGCTCAAACTGACCAAAGCCTCCCTTGGAGTGCCAGAGGCGCTCAATAGGGTTCGCACGAGAGTTACCTTTTGAACCTTCATTGTCATCGTAACGACGGATCCAGTTAACGCTTGACCCCATAGCTGTTAGCGCACCTTCAATCTCGTAAGCATCGAATTTTTTGTGTACGAGCTTTCCACTACCGTCACGCTTAGGTCGAGACATACGCCCAGTCATCGCTTCACCCAGCAAGACACTACCGCGGTCAAAGATGTACTGCATAGGGGCGTGATAAGTGCTCACCATGTTGTAAACAGCCAAACCAAGCATTTCTGTGTTTTCGCTAATATCAACGCTGTAACCAACAATCATCGAGCTATACACATCAATGAAGGCCCAAATCACCGGACGGAACACCTTGCCGTTTCGCTTACAGAACACGCGACATTTGTGACCATCTCCAGCGACGACTTGCATGGCATGCAACCCCTTACGAGAGCGACGCTGCGCTGGAATAACGGTTTGCTGGAACTCAGCAAGACCAAAGCGCTTGAGTAAAACAAGTTCTTTTGGAATGTCTCGCTTTACACGGTTTTTAAAAGTGCCTAGACATGGCAGCTCCCAACCACGAGCTTCTGCGATACGACTCAAGCGACGATAAACTTCCGTGAATGTACCGGACTTCATTTCAGGACGAAGATAATCCGCTTTGAATAATTCCCACGCTTCATCTGGCATGTCGGCAGTACGAGTTGCACCACCTCGACCATCAAGCAACGCTGGAAGCCAGTCGTTCTTTGGTATGCGATTCGTGCGCAAACCAGGAGAGATATAGAAGTAACGATGAATACGCCCAAACGACGAATCCGATTCTTCAGCAACTTTACGCATCGCCTCTCTTTGGTTCATTCCATCGTCCATGTATGTACGGACGCGAACACACAGTTCATGCGCTGCAGTCGCTCTCTCTTTTTGCTTGTCAGTAGCAAGGTCGAACTCATACCAAAGCTCTGCACTAGACATTTCGCGAGTTTCGGCAGATTGAGACTTGTCCGCTTCTTCTTTAGCGATTTGCTGCATCAAAGCCATGCGAGTTTCTTCTGGCAAGCAGTCGATATGGTACTCAGTAGGTTTTTTGCCACGAGCGCCTTCCTCTCGATAAGCGCGCTCACGTTTTTGATCATCGTTAGCCCACTTATTTAAAAGGATTCGAATATTGCGAATATCAGTGGGCATCCCAGCAATACCAACAAGCTCTTTAGCTGTAAGGTACATTACGCAACCTCCTGATAGCGGCTAGGCCAGATATCTTGAGGCTCCATTCCAAGCGCTTTTGCGATCACTTTTTCGCCTTTAGGCCAAGGACGACGAAGTGCATTAGCCAATGTCCCTTTACTCCAGCCAGCTTCTACAGACAACTCTTGAACGGTTAAACCTTTTTTGTGAAGTGCAGCGACAATGTCAATTCGATGCATGTCTGCAATTGGCGTCATAGTGACCTCCTCATTAAGGTTTGATACTATTCGCGATTACTAACGCTAGTAATCAGCAAAACTTATTCATATAAATAATCAACGTGAGTAAGTGTTGATCAAAATTTGAAACGCTGCAAGTTATATTTGAAACGTTTTTATTCGATCCTAATTATTTTTTGCTGATTTTTGAGTCAAGAATGCTATTAAGGTAGATAAAACAATGAGTTACAAAAATACGGATCGCGATTCAAAAAACGAACGTTACGATCCCAATTTCGAAGATAAAAAGGGATCTATTACTGAGCGATTGAACAGCCTGCTAAAAGGAAGAAGTTTAAGAACAGCGGCCAAAGATTGGGGAATCCCTCTGTCAACAGTAACAGCTTATGTATCCAAGGGCTCAGTTCCATCGGCAGATAAGGCGTATCAAATAGCGAACGCGGAGAATGTCACAGTTGAATGGTTAGTAACTGGTAATGAGCGCTCAGAACATGGAGCGAAGGACATAGAGCCTTTCTTTAAGTTCTTGAAAGTGCCTAAATTTGGCATAATGGCATCAGCTGGTGGAGGAGCATACATCGAAGAAGAAAGCATCGAAGAGTATTTTCCATTTAGTGATGAGTATTTGAAACGGAATCGGTTATCACATGCAGAGCTACTGATTGTGGAAGCCAAGGGCGACTCAATGGCTCCATACATAGAAAGCGGAGACGATCTATTGCTAAAGCGTGTAGAGTTCAACGCAGACAAGGTTTTAAGCGGCGTTCACGTCATTAGCATTGATGGGATGCTAAAGGTTAAGCGCTTACAATACAGTCTCCAGAAGAACGGATACCGCATCATTAGTGACAATCCCGAATATTCCGAAGAGTTCATAGGTCACGAGGAGCTCATGCAAGACCGTATGCGCGTAATTGGTGAAGTAGTAATGGTAATGGGAAGGCCCAGCCAGCCAGCCAGCCAGCCAGCCAGCCAGCCAGCCAAGGATTAG